CGCGAGGCTGCACCGTCAGGGGCAGACCAAGCCGGTTAGGATCATCAAGATCCTTGCCGATACAAAATGCGATTTGCTGGTCGCCGACTCGCTGTCACAGAAAAACAAAACACAATCTAGCCTGCTCGAATTCGTTGAGCGGCTGCAAGGGGATAGAAAATGAAGGTAAATATCAGCGATGAAATGGTCCATAGCCCACCTCACTATACCAACGGGGGCATTGAGTGTATCGATTATCTCGAAGACAACCTCGGGGCCGAGGGATTCAGCTATTTCTGTGAGGGAAATGTGAAAAAGTACATGCATAGGTGGAGGCAGAAGGGTCAATCGCAGGACTTAGAGAAGGCCCAGTGGTACTTGAACCGCCTGATTTCATGTGTAGACAACTTTTAATTGACGGGTTATGATTCGCGGTTCACACCTACAACCGGAGGTTGTAATGCCGAATTTCCATAGTCGATTAAACGAGTCCTGTGCTGTGAGCACGAAAGTCCCACGCTTTGGCAAGGGTCAGCAGACCTACATATCCCGAGAGCTTGGCTGCTCCCAAGAGGCGGTGCGGAAATGGTTTGCGGGGGAATCAGTGCCGAGGGCAAAGATCGGAGCCAAGTTAGCATCGCTACTTGATGTCAGTTACACATGGCTGATGCTGGGTGCCGCGATGGGTGAGGTCGAGCAAGAAATAAAAAAGGCTAAAAACCACGATGCTGCGATCTACGGTACATTGGCCTACTGCATTGTGAAAAATGTCGGTGCATCGCTGTGCGGTGATGATCATCCCGCTGATATGTTCATTATCGAAAACGGGGTGAACAGGCACGTTTGCGCCAAAGCGGCGGTTGAGACAAAAAGCAATGGTGTTTTTGTGGTTACCTTTAGAAAAATTCAGGTCAAAGAGAGCACTACTGTCGCGGTTTTTAACAAGATCGACAAGGACTCTGTTGTCTCATCAACTTATCTGGAGATCCCACAAGAGGCATGGCTGGGCAAGAATGTGAAAACCAGCGGGAACGAGGTCACGTTGACCTTTAGCCGAAAAGGCAACACCGCCTATGAATCCAACGGTATAAAATTAAAGAAATTTTTGGGGTAGAAATGGAAAGGCCGTACTTTAATTTAGCAGAGCTGGCTGAACTCTTTTCGATGAAAGAGTCCAGCCTACTGAACGCGATCTCAAGCGAACGCTTTGCATGTCCCACCTACAAGCTTGGTCGTCAGCGTGTCGCTGACCGTCGAGTCGTTGAGGCATATTTTGAGGCAAAACGCGCAGATGGCATGTCTAAAATTACAACCTAAAGTTGCTTTCACCACCTAAAGACCTCTATCTCTTAGGTTGCCTACAATCGTCTCTGCTCTCAAGTGCGTGTAGGACTGAAGCATCTGGATGTCGCGGTGACCGCTGAACATCGCCACCTCTGAGGGCAGGAATATGCTCATTTCTGTGAGTCGGCTGACACCTTCGTGCCGCAGGTCGTGCCAAACGAGATCTTTTATACCTGCCTTGTCGCGGTAGATGTTGAAAACCTTAGCTGCGTGGTTGGAGCTGACATTGAAAATGTATTCCCCTTCTCGCTCTTGGCTGTCAATGATTTCCATCGCCTCCGAAAGCAGAGGCACGCGGCTATAGACCTTACCCTCCTGTGGATGCTTTCGCCAAACGCCAATTGTTCTTTGCTCTCTGTCCAGTTCATCCCACCGCAGAGTGAACTGCTCCCCGCGTCTCATGGCGGTAGTGACAGCAAATCTCATCATGTCCGGCAGTGACCAAGATCTCGACTGACTACCTTGATAGTCGTCTAGCAACCACTCCTCCTCGATGGCACGCATTTCTTGATCGGTGACTCGTCGAGTGCGACGATCAGACTTCTTCAAAAACTTCTGCGATGTTAGCCACTCACGCGCTAAATTGAACTCCTCCATATTTGGCTTAAGGCGCATGTATGTCTCGGAAAACTTTAGCAGTGTGCGGAGGTAGGAAAACGTATTGTTGATCGAGCTTGCTTTGACTTCGTGCTTTCGTTTCTCGACATACTTAAAAAGTACCTCTCGCGTTATGTCCTTCAGCGCGAGGTGACCAAACCGCTTGTCGATCTGCCTGTACATCTTTGCCTTGTCCTGCGAGAGACTCAGAGTCTCAAAACTTTTTGCTATCACATCAGAAAGCACCGCCTTCTCCTCTCGAAAAACACCTTTTTCCAACGCAACCTCGGTTGTGTTAGCGAAATCGTTTGCAAGCTGCCACTTGGAAAAGGTCTTGCTAATCGCAGGCTGTCCGGCCTTGCGAATAAGAACCCGATACCGTGGATTACCTTTTGCGTCTTTGCGTTTTTGAATAACAGCCATCTCGATCCCCTGTGGTACAGTTTATGGTACAGCGACAAGAGTAGCTTAACTTTATTTGCGTTATTTTGCGAGAGTTTAAGTGATTGTTTGTATTACCTTTAATGAGGCTAAGTGATTGAAAGTGAACGAAAATGAGGAAGCCTCGATTATGTGGGACAACCGACTACCCCTTGTCGCATAAGGCTTTGCGGGGGCTTGGTACGATGACGGTACAGTCGCCTATTTTTTCTCTTTCTTTTTCTCCTTCTTTTTCGCTGTTTTAGCAGCGGCTTTAAAGTCAGCCGCGCTTGGCGCTTGCTTGCTGCCCGCTTTGCGTGGCTTCTTTCCAGCGGCCCGACGAGCGTGAATGTTGGCGTAGAGTCCTTTCTTTTTTGCTGGCATTATTTTTTCCTATGAGTATGCGTTAATGACGGCCCAAACTAACCCAATAGCTAATATGCCGCCGAGGGTTGCAAGCGTGGCGATGATCATTATTTGCTGCTTTAACTTTTCGCGTTCTTTTCTTTTCTTGGCAAGCATCGCCATGTGTCGCTGGCGTGCATGGTCTTGTTCAGCCTTTGCTCTCTTAAAATCTTGGAGCAGCTCTGGATCAACCATCGCAAGCAGGTCATGTACGTCTCGCCAGTACCGCTCCTGCTGTTTCCTTAGTTGAGTAAGCTTAAGTAAATCGTTTTGAGAGAGAGGTTTGAAGGTTCCACCTTTGCGCTCGATCTCGAAGCTGGTAAGCGCCTCACCAAAGTCTGAGATAGTCCCCATGACTTGCTGGATGCCGGAGCCTGTTTCGTTTGCCTGCTTAATGAGCCCGTTTATGGAGGTCAGTATCGCTGACGCGGCTGCTACGCTTTCGATTATCATCAGTAGGGGCTTACATCCATGCCAGCGTCAACGTGCATTCTACTTTTCGGATCTAGGCTCTTGTACCATTCATGGAGAGCACCCAACCCATCTGCGGCAGGTCGGTAAAGATTGATACCCCCCATGTCGTAGAGACCCTGATGTGTTCTTTGCAGCTCAGGTGCCAGAGCCTGCACGCCTTCAGCCAGCACACCCTTAAAGTTATCGGTGTACTGCTGCCCAAGCTCCGTGCGCGGGGAGTAGTTCAGCATCTGACCCAGCTCGGCCTTCTGGGACTGCAAGGCCTCAAGGGTTGGTGTCCGGCCCTCGGCTGTTGGTCTTCCCATCGCATTAAAGTGCTGCACACCCTGCACAAAGGGAGCGGTCAACGCGGACCCCATGTTCGCTATAAAGTCGGCACCGCCAAGTACGCCATCCGCAAACCTCTCAACCCCACTTGGCTGATTGTTCTCAGAGTAGGTTAAATAGTTTGCGGCAAGCCCACCCGCCAGCATCACCGGACCCAAGTCGTATAGTGCCTTCTCTCCCTTAATAAACTCGGAAAGCGCCTTCTTCTTGGTTACTCCGTTGCGCTCTGCCGTGTTAGCGACCACCTCGTCGAAGACTTGCATAAATGGTCTTGCATCGGCAACGCCTGTGCCTGCGCCCATCCAGACGGAGGCCTGAAACTGCGCGGGGGTCATGCCCATCTTACCGGCGATTTCGCTTTGAAAGTCCTCGATGTACTTATACTGAGTATTGGAGGGGCTTTTCTTTTCCATGTTGTTTTTAATGGCGGCAAAGTTGTGCGTGTCGGCGGTAAGTGGGGTCTGGTTCCCCTTTAAATCCTCGGCGAAGCTTGAGGTCTTTGGTCTGTTTAAAGCGGCAAAGGTGCCGTTGTCTTGAAGGTCTCGCAGGCTGTGGTCGTGGGTGTTGTGCGCAATATGACCATACCCTTTAGGCATGTCTGCGTTGGTCAGCCCGCCAAATGGCTGCCCCTGTCTGTCTAAAATATCTAGGTGACTTGCACGCCGTATGTTCTGCGCCACAGTAGATCTAGGGCTGGTCGCCGCAACCTTATCGACGTAGGCGTTGAAAATCTTTGTGCCTTCCTCTACCCCGTGCTCCTCCATAAACTTTTCACGGAGAGGCTCTAGGTTGTACCACCCTCTGCCACCGGCCATCTCTCCCTCTCTGGCGTATCCCTCTAGTCTCTTAGCTGTCTCGTCGGTCAGTAGCGGCTCCAAGCTCTCGGGCATTCCCCTCTTTGGCTCGTACCTTTCGAGCGGGAACTGCGGGACATCTGGAACCTCATCAAGTTTAGACATATCGAACAGTGAACCTTTGACACCCGCCTGAGATTCTTGCGGGGCCAAGGCTGCTGCGGTGCCAAGGGCGGCGACAGGAATAGCTGCCAGTGTCTTGCCGGTTTTTACAGGGTCAACAATAGCCAGTATCTTACCCATTGGCGTATCTTGGAAAACAGCGGAGTAGCCAGCGTCATAGATTTTTTTTGTCAGCTCTGTGTAGCGACCATGTGGATTGCTGGATGGAATCTCGGAGTAGACCGCCGGTTTTATATTGTCGGGGTCTTTCAGTATGTCGTAAACTTGCTCAATAGGTAGCTGGACCCTGTTCGGTACGCTGCCAATGCCCTGCTCCTTTTGGTAGGGTCTCTCGCTGGTTTCTAGTCCCGCAAAGGTTCTGTCGTAGAAGTCTGGCGAAGCAGCCATATTTCTTTCAGAGACAGTCTGTCCAGAAAGCCCGCTTCCATATCTGCTTGGATCGAGGTAGTCGATTGGCCTGTTTGAGTAGTGGACAGCCTCAACAATCCCATCCTCATTGACTGCTCCCTCAAGCCTACCTCGAAGTCCATCTGGGCCATCTGCATCAATTCTTCGTCTTCGCTCATCACCTATGGGTGTCCTGTGTGTCGATACTAAATTCGGCAGCAGACCAGTTTTCTGGTCGCTGAACACGGTGTCGTCGAGGCTGGCATTTCTGTTGCGCTCACCATCGGGCCCATAGTTTAGCAGAGAATTCTGTCCGCGTGTCTCTGTTGCAATTGCCTGCCTTGCAAGATCGCTAAACATACCGCTGTGTGCGCGGAATGCGTTGTCCTCGCCACCGGCCCTGAACCCGAATCCGTGCTTGCCGTGTCCGTAGTAGTCGTGGATACCTCTAAATGCATCGTTTAAAAGAAACCGCTGACCATCGACGGTGAAGTCCATCTCCTGTAGCAGCGGGTTGCCCGTTGGATCAAATTCGTTGTCGCTGCCAAATCCGTCTCTTGTGCTGTAGATGCCGAGCCGTTTGTTCTGGTATAGATCACCCAGAGCCTCGTAGGGTGAGTTCTTATACGGGTCGTTGCTTGTAAACAGGTACGGGTTGATGCCGTCACTCAGCATCTGCTCGAACTGGGCCTCTGTTTCCCTAGCCAAAGCCTCGTATGCCTGTTTGGTTCTGGGGTCGTTCGGGTTGTGACGCATACGCTCGTAGTAGTCTGCGTACATTCGGGCAAACTTGGGGTCTAGCTTTGCGTACTCAATGGGGGAGGTGAGGGGTATGCCGGACTCTCTGGCATAGTTCTCCGCGCTGCGGATTATGTCAGAGTTCTGACCCAGCTCGACCCGACCTACATTTGGAATATTGGCGGTCTCGGGTGCGTTAAGCAGAGGCGGCTCGTCCGCCAACCGTTTAGCTATTATTGCACCTACACCCATCTAGTTCTGGCTCCTGTAGGAGTCAAACCCAAAGCCAAACGGGGACTGACCATTTGGCGTAGGGGTGTAGTCGGGTAGGTTGCCGTAAGCGTCTCGCAGTATTCCCATCTCGTCTTCCAGAAACCTTCGCTCACCGTCTTCAGTTAAAGCGCCTCGTCTCGGGTCCGTTTGCGACAGGTAGCTGCGCAGTGGAGGCGTAGACATCGACGGCAACGCGCCCCCAAGTCCCTGCGATGCGTCTCTTACTCCAGCGGACATGTTTGTCTGCTGCAAGAGCTGTGCGCTGTCGCGCATGCCGGTTGGTATGATAGGAGGCGGCACGGCTGCCCTGTCCATAAACGCCAGTACGTTGGTGCCGTACCTGCTGTCTAAATCATTTAAAGTGGACATCGCATCGGCGGGGTTACCGGATGCTCTGCGCTTGCCAAAATTCCGAATGCTGTCTAACAGTTTATTCATATGATATCTACTCGCTGGTTACTGCCAGCACGCCTCCGGCTGTCATGCCCTTTATTCCGTCCTTTAATGTCTTTGAGAACTCTGGGAATACGCTGCCAGCGGCATCCCTCAGCGCCTTGGAGTTCAAAAGCTCTCTTACCTCTTTAGGGGTAATGCCCTTGTTAATCAGGATCTGCGCCAGCTCAGTTGCCGCCTCGCCCGATAGCTCCGGTTGTTTGTTAATTATTTTTAAAGCGCCCTGCAATGCACCAAGTGTTCCGGCTCCGGTTTGCATGGTCATTGCGGCATCTAGCGCGTCCGCTCCACCGAATGCGTTCTGCACCTGACCGGCTTCGTTAGTGACGCTGCCTCCGGTTACCCTTGCCTTGGTTCTTGTGAACGCCTCCTCAGCATCTAGCTGTTTCAAGAAGGGGTCTATGTCATCAAATAACACACCGAGCTGCTCTCGCGTTCGCTGCTTGGAGGACAGCTTGGCACCTGCGTTCAAGTTATCCGCCGTGTTATCGACGGCATCATTAACCGATCTCATACCGCCACGGCGAAACATATCAAGCTCAGATGCGCTCATTTTTGCCACGCCCGCCTGTAGATCCTCTGGATCTGTCCTCAGTACGCCACGGCCCAGATCTGCGGCTCTTTGTGCGTCCTTTCCGCCTTTCCAAATGGCCCTAGCCTGCGGAAGCTCCGGCACCTCTGAATCTAGCTGCTTTCTAAGGGCATCAGCCAAAGCCGCAATGTCACCGCCTTCGCCACCCCGACCCTCTCTAAACAGTGTGCTGGCTTGATCCTCTAGATCCCTTATAGTTTCATCGAGGCGCTGGACAGGTGAGAGGCTTATGTCCTCGACCTTGTTGTTTATTCTTGTCTTTGCGGCCTCGTATGCAGTTTTAACCGCATCTTTATTGAGAAGCCTCGTTACCTCGCCACTTAAAACGTATGGGGTGGCGTAGGCCGCGTCATACAGTGGGCCTGCCTTTTCTTGCATCTCCTTTTGTACCGCCTCCATTGAACGCTTCAGGTCTGCGCCAGATGTACCCGCGCTTTCCTCTGCCGCATCCAAAAGTCTGGTCTGCTGACTGTTGACTCGGTCAATGCCGTTCTCGGCCCTTACGCCCCTTTGTCTTGTGTCAACAAAGTCAGTAAGCATCCCCTTGCCTTGCCCAACCTTTCTTCTAACGTCCGCCGCAAGCGCCCGAAGGTTTTCGCCCAGATCCATTATTGTGCTCTCTGGACCCATCTCATCGAGCATCTTGATGGCCTGATCTGCATCTACCCCATCGGCATTTGCAGCCATAGCCAGCCTGCGCTCGACCTCGTCTCTGGGTGTGTCGAGCAGCTTGCGCTTGGCGGCATTGAATGCGCCGCCGAAGGCCTCTAGTAGAAGCTCCACCCCTTTGCCTCCCACCGTTCCCGCCATGCCCAACGGCACACCATCAACGGCCTCACTGACTCGGTTATCAACACCATCACCTGACAAGAAACCGTAGGCAGCGCCCTCGGCACCGCCAAGGCCTATAGCCGCTCCTCCGCGTGTGAGCATCGGTTTACCCGCTGTCTTCGCAAGGGCCAGCGCGTTTAATTTACCAAGCCCCAGCATGGCACCGCCCATCTCAGCGAACATCGCCGTGTTCTCGTTTTCGCGTTTAAATGCCTCTCTGCGTTCCCGCAGGTCGTTGTGGTAGAAGTCATAGCTCCCACTGCCGAGCAGTGCGGAGCCAGCGGCCTGTAGCTCGTCGAACCCGCCAGCACTTAGGCCTTGGGCAGCCGCGTCAGCCACGCCGGTTATGTAATTAGGTGCCTCGCGCTGTGGGCGCTGGGCCTCAACGTCTATGGAGGTGTTCCGACCTTGTTGTCTGGCGTTCAACACATTAAATAAATTCTCTTGTTTATCTTTTGGCTGACTTAACAGAAAGTTGTGATCGAATTGCGCCCCTGAATTCCATAAAGCTTTTAGGTTTTCTTGCTGTTGAGGCTCTAGGGCTTGAAAAGCACTATATGAAAACTCAACAACACCGTTAGGAGTCTTGTATTCAGACATGTTTTAGTCGTCCATTATGGTCATGTTAGGGTCAAAAGTAGGCTCCGACTCATCGGTTTGTGTCCTTTGGTCATACGCTGCGCCGTATGGGTTGGCTGCTCGGTTTTCTCTGGTTCCGTATTGTGCGATTTGTTGGGCTTGATAATCGACCATAGCCTGCTCCATCACCTGAGATCTGCCTTCTATTTCGTTGATAGTGTCCAAAATAACCTCGGCAGACAGCGTTTCGTCTAGGTTGCCTTGTACCGCTTGCAGTGCTTGCATCTCCATAACAGCTATTGGACCCAGTGTGGCCCCTGACTCTTTTAACGCCCTTAGCTCGTTGAAACCGATAATACCCTTGAGAACACCTAACGCTGTCGAAAACGTCTTGTATTTTGAATCAGGTAGTCCTTTCAGCAACCCGCCGTAGCCCGCTGCCTCTTCTGCTAAGTCTCTTATAATGGCAATCTGGTTCGCCATTGTTCTGGTTCTTGTTTCTCTAGTTGCGGTCACTTGTCTGTATTTTTCGCTTTGATTTGCCCAATTGTCTGCGGCTTCGTTCCATGATTTTGAGGCCGCAACTCGCGACCCAGCATCAATTGACAACCCAAGTTCGTTGGCGTTACCCAAACGATACTCAGATCCGTCAGGGTTAACTTGAAAAACCTCAACCATGTTGGTTTCTGGGTTGCGCATATATTTAAGTTTTCTTTTCGGAACTAACAAATCAGGTCTGTATTCGCCTGTTCTTGAATGGTGATCTAAGAACGCCTGCTGGGATTCATATGTAGAGTCTGCGGTGTTGTGTTGATTGAACGGGTTAGCTGCTATCCTAGAGTTTCGTGCGTTTGTTTCTGCGTTCATTCTTTGATTCGTAGCGGCCTCCATAGCAACGCCACGGGCCTCAAGGCTGTTCTGATACAGCTCGTTGTTCTCTGACTGTAGCGCCTCCAGAGACTCAAGCCTCTTGCGTGTGCTTGTTCTGGCATCGTTATCGGGGTCGTAGTCAAAGGCATTGCCGCCGGTCAGTATGTTAAACGGCAGGCCAATGGTCTCGCGTGCAACATCAGATATAAGGTCTGTGACCTTAAAGAACGGGTTGCTTAGTTTCTTATTAAGCTCCTGCTGCGCGTACTGCATACGGTTCGAGTATGCCTCCTGCTTTTGGTCCCGTAGAACCCTCCTGCCGCTTTCGTATTGACCATATAAAGGTGCCGGTGGACCCTGCTGGTCCGCAGGGAGTTGACCCGCTTGCGGATCAATCTGCGAGTCAGGTATAAGCCGCATGGTTCGCTCTGCAAGCCTTTGCTCGACGGGGTTTGTTGGTCGGAGGGGCGCAGGCATTGTGTTAATGTACTGCTGATTTCGTGCCTCAACTGCCTCTGGGCTAAAGTGGCCGTTTTCGTCCAGCGCCCCTTGCTCTCTCCTAAATATGTCAAAAATACTCATTTAATTTTTTTCCTTATGCCGCTGGGCCAAAGCCAAAGCTCAAGCTCTTGCTGGAGCCTTTGCTTCTGCTGTTCGCCGATGACAAGTTATTAGGCGCACCAACAATCTGGTTGTAAAAGTTCAGCGAGTTGTACGGTGCCATCCCTTGGCGGTAGCGTTCATTTAAAAGCTGCTGCTCATAGTCGCGACCATACTGGCCTGACAATTGCGCTCTATCTAAGCCAGAGCCGATCATGTCCGCCCCTGTTCGCTGCATGCCCACACCGGCTGCGCCACCTCTAAAGGCTAAGTCTGCGCCGAACTGGTTATTGGCGGTGTTGGAGTTGAACGCGCCTTGACCTGCGCCCGTGCCAAACTGACGGGCTTGATTGAATTGCCCCGCATTGTATTGGTCAGCCTGCTGCTGCCGACTGAGGTTATTTTGCAATTGGTTTCCACCCATCGTGAAACCCTGAGAACGCAACTGATTCTGCTGCCCAGCGTTGAACTGATTTGAGTTTTGCATAAAGTTAGCGTTCGCCTGATTTGCACCCTGCTGGAATCCAGCGTTCTGGCTGGCACGACCAGCCTCGATACCCAAAGCTTGGTTATATGCGTTGCCGCGCATATTTGCTGAGATGTCCCCGATAGATTCGTTAGCCATCCCCATCGCTGTTCCCATCATGTTACCCACGCGGCTAGACCCAGAGTTGCCCGATCCAGCGGCCTGACCCTGAATACTTGGAAGTGTGTTTTGTTGCAGGTTTCGCGTGATATCTCTTGTGGATGCATCAATCTGCCCCTGCAACACATCGTTATTGATGTAGTTGCTCAGGTTGCCCTGATTAAACCCCGAGTTGTTAGCCGCGTTCATGCTGGCTGGGCCAGCGGTAGACGCGCTGTTGCCCATGCTGTTAGCCATTCCAAAGTTTGCGCCGCCACCTTGCGCGGCATCAAAACCTTGAGCGCCGCTGGCGTATTGGTTGCCCGCACCGAATGCAAAGCCCGCCCCTTGCATTGGCCCACTGCCCATAGATTGGTTGGCGTAGTCCATTGCACCGCCGTACCCTTGACGGGTCATACCGTTACCAAATTCACCCATCGCGCCACCAGCGTTGGCTATCATGTTGCCGCCAGCGTACTGATCGTTGAGCGTGTTGCGCAGGTTGTTGTTGATCCCCGCCACACCCTCGACTGGCATACCGTTCTGACTTAACTGTTGCGCACGGCCTCTTATGTCGTTTAAAAACGGCTGCTGACTGGGATCAACATACGTTTTTGATGAACTGTTAGAACTGCTTTTGGATTTTGATCCGCCAAAGCTAAATAAAGGCATGTTTTTTTCCTATGATATTTTTTGCCATCCGGCATCGTAGAGATATAAACCGCGCCCACCACTGGGGTTCCACGCGGTGCCATCGGCAAAGACTATTTGCCCTGTCACCGGCTTAGACGGCTCCACCGTCAAGACCGGCAAAGTTGTTGTTTGAGCCGACACAGTGAAGCCGTTGGCTATTCTGTTAAGCTCCTGAACCAGCCAGCTTCGCAGGCCGTTTGTTGTGTCGGCGGATGTAGAGGAGGGTATATAGCTCATCGCCCTGCAACCTCTTGGACATCGATATCGAGGCCGGTCAGCCGCCAGTAATCGCTTGCAGAGGTTGACTCAATTCGCAGCGCGAAGTACCTGCCGCTGGTTCTGAAATCAATCTTGTGATCTGACTCGATGTTGAATGTCTTATCGACCTGCCAACGGATACCATCCTGCGGCGCGTCAGATATACCCACTTGGACCCTAACGGTTCCGGTGCCTTCCATTTGCGGCATGATTCCGTTCAGCTGCTTTATGTTTCGTGTTGACTTGCCCAGCACCTGATCCAAGTCGATCTTGGTGGCCTCAAGGTAGGCACTCATCGCCGCGCCAGATAGCCCGTTGGTGTCGTTCATCAATCTAATCTTGTTGCCAACCGAGTCGGCACCAAATACTTTTATGTTGTTGGCCTGCGTACCAAGTGACACGTTTGACCAGTAGTCGGTTGACTCATTCCATGTCGCGCTACTGTTTGTATAATTGCCGCTTGTGTCCATGCGATCAGCAACCGTCAGTCCCCTGACGTTTGGCAGATCAACAAAGGTAAATGCGTCTTGTGTCCAGTTATAGACCAGCGCACGATTCGCAGACTGCGAGTCGGCGGCATCCTGATCGGAATAACAAATGTAGACCTCGGTGGTGTCTGGGATCGTTTGGCAGAAGACAGAACGTGTATCGCTCAGGTCGTTGAAGAACGTGCGCCGGACTTTGTTATCGACGATGCTGCGCTTCTGCGAACCATCGTGTAAATAAATGTCGTTCTGACCGACCACAACGTGACCGTTCGGGATTGATGCCACAGCGCCACGGTTGATGATGCCATCGTCGTTGAATACGTCCCTGAAGCTGAACACAAGCGGAAAGCCGATAAAGTCCATCGCAAACACGCCGCGCTCGGCGTATATGATATTCGAGTTGTTTAATGTTAACTGATCGACCAACTCGCCGTTGGAGCCGCCCAGAGTGTTCTCTCCTGACAGGTTGGTTGTGCTTGTGATGTCATAGCTGCTGGGTATCCCAGACGGATCGTATTCGTCGGACCATCTGACGGTAAAGGGCCGCTTGCTGCTGCCAAGTTCGTAGCCTGTCATTACCAAGAAGCTGTTAAATGGCTTTAGGCACTGAGTGACCAAGTTAGAGGGCCATGACGGTAGGTCGGCAAAACGAGTTCCAGAGGGCAGCATGTACTGCGGAGCCTCTGAGCCGTTATTCATCATCATCGCCGTGCCAAGTTGAGCGCCTTGCCATCGTGGTGAGTTGGAGTAGTTGGTTGCGTCAGATGTCTTTGTCACATTGGTCACGGTTGTCCCATCAAACCGATAGAGCTTGTTGAGGCTGCCAATCACCAACGTGTTGTTGCCGCCATAGAGCCATCCCTGCACGGCGGTGGGAGAAAAACTCAGCGACTCGCGCACGCTGTGGCCCAGTGCCTTGCCGATGCGTCCGCTGTGAAACGTCACATTGTTTCCGTCAGGGAACTGCGTCAACTCAAGATCGTAAGGATCTTGATCTGTGTTGATGCCTTGAGAGCCTATTTTTCTAAGGGGTATGTATGGCATTTATGGCCCTCCCTCTCCGCTGATAATCTCTTTATTCGCTTGCACTATGACTCGCGTTGTTACGCTAACGCCTCCACTGGTGGCGGTTACATCCACAGTTGCTCGTTGGACGCTAACCCCGTTTGCACTGTTGCTAATCGAGACAGTTGTACTTGTCCCGCTTCCCGCTCCAGTTGTGAAAGATGTGCTGCCGTTAACTCTGGAAAAACTCCACGTTACGCTGCGGTTACAAAAAATTTGGACTCCAGCGGTGGCAGTTCCACTGCCAAAGACTGTGTGCGAATTAAAACCGTTTGCGGGGTTCGTGGTTACTACTATGTTTGACCACACTAGATTGGCACCAGCGTAAACCGCCGACACCTGCGTCGATCCGACTTTTACGTTACTGACTTGGCTTGATCCAACTCTTAAATCTGGCATAGCTTAGGTCACGAAGAAGATTGTGTTTGCGTCAGGAGATGCAGGCATGGACGAAACCACTGCGATAGATTTGCCGTCTACCGAACCTGCCGCGCATCCCGCAGCCAAGGCAACTATTTGCGTAGCGGTCTGGTCCGCTGTTGCTCCAGCTTCGATAGCGTCCAGTTTATTCTTTAAGGTGGTTGTAAAGTTTTTCTGTGTAAGTCCGCCATCTCCAACACCATAAGTTGTGTTGGTGTCGGTGAATAAAGCGCCAGAAGGGACGTTTGTCAGAACCTGCGAATCATCAACCTTGCCATCCAGTGCGGTTTGTAGGCCAGTGACGTTAGCAATTGTATGTGTGTGGCTGTTGTTGGCTACCGCTGCGCTGAGTGAGACGTTGGCATCGCCACGGATAGTCACGCTGCCGCTTAGATCGCCGCCCAGTGTAATTGTTCTCCCCGTTGTCCAGCGCCCTGCGGTGGAGGCTGTTCCCGCGCTGCCGCTGACGTTTCCTGTCACGTTTCCAGTCAGAGCGGCTGAAATGGTGCCTGCGCTGAAGTTGCCAGAGCCATCCCGCTTAACAATAGTGCTTGCGGTGTTGGCGTTCGTGGCTGCGTTAGCTACTGCAACGGCGGAGTTTATCGCGCCGTGTGTGCTTGTAACCGCGCCAGTTACGTTTGGGAAGGTCGCCTTCACGGTGGATTTGAGCAAACGAATATGATTGTCGCCATCGCTGATGTTATCGCTACTTGTTGGGTTAGTCACCACCAAGCCGCTTATGAATGTTGTTGACTCTAGTGCCATTATTTTTTCACCTTGTTCATAATTCCGATTGCGCCTCGCACGCCAAAACTTGCGGCGATAATTATTGAAAGTCCGGTTTGATACCATTCGGGCATTGTTTGCAAAACCGCAAAACCTTCACGGACATAAGGCACGGCGCTAGGAATGAAAGCCAATATCAAAGGTATGCTAAATAAAATAGTTAGCCATTCATCTTTAAAGCTTTGGTTGCTGGCCCGTGCCATCGCCGTTTCCCAATCTGCCGCAGACTTCGCCTGCGTCTTCATAACGCTGGCCTCTGCTTCTGCCTTGGCTTTTGTTTTAGCGGTCTTACCCTCAAGCCAAACCTTCCCGAGATCGGCTACAGGACGGACAAGTAATCCAAGAATGCTCATACGTTAGAAGCTCCTGTCGCCAGTAGGCCAGCGAAGATAGTCATGCCCAACCAAAAAAGTCGCTCGCCCTTGCCGAGAGTAAACTCCTGCACAGCGTTCTGGGACTCCAGTTCGTCGATGCGCCCGTCTAACTCCCTGACCTGTTCGTGAATCCTGTCGTTGTGCTTCAATATTGTGGTCACGCGCTCCTCGATACGGGCCAGCGAGACCAGTGCGTCATTAATGGTGTCCAGCTTCTCCTCGAAGCGCGTTAGGCGCTGCTCAACATCCATCAGTATGTCCACATCACTGGCTCAGAGTCTCTGGTGTCCAAGTGCACAAAACTTTTCGCAACGCCAATACCCTTGAATCCATGCTCAAGCGCCTTGCTGACGATTGCCATTCTTTGCAGCCCGTTGGTGACTTGGATGTCAGCGGCATCGCCGCGTGTGTGCCGTCCACCGACTTTCTTCGTTTTCTCGATGCTGTGGTCCTTGGATCTGAACCCTGATGTCACAACAAACGGGAACCCGCATTCGTGGCGCAGGTCGTCCAGAGCTGCAACGAACTCTGGCTGGATGCCATTTCTGCCGGTTTCGCTGCACGCGAAGTCCTCGATTTTGAAGTATCGAAATTCCATAGTGCTCCAGATGGGGGTTGTTTGCTGTCGCGGACGCGGTATAGCAGATTGTATGTTGTTGATTCTACTGAAAGTTGTAATTAAATCAAAGGTTTAGTCCAAGGCGTGCCTGACGAATTGGTGGGCGTAATTTCCAAATCTATCTGGCCTTGCAACTGAGCTTCTAGCGCAGTTACCGCATCTTCACCCATTGCTGCTTTCAGCCACGCAATGCAATCCGCCTCAGTAACTTTTGAATACTCAATGAAGTTATCAGGGTCAGCGGTTACTGACTGAGTCCCGTACGCGCCAGCGGTGTAATCTTTGCCGCTATTGGTTTCTGCTGCATCGCATCGCCAATGCAGGTTATTGATTACGTTGGTTAGTCCGTCTTCTGAAAGAACGTAATCTGTTTGCGAGATCGTATATGTGTTTGTTGCGGTCATTAGTTTTGCTCCAGTGTTTGTACTTTAGCCTCTAGGGTTTCAATTCGGGTCATAGCTTCTTGCAAGGCTTTCACAGCCTTCATGTAAAGAATGCTGTATTTCATCACTTTTGTGACTTCGCCAGTGTCCACAATGCTGCCATCGTCTGCTGTGACTTGGTCAGGTGATTCATAAACCAGACCAGCCATCCCTGCTGCTTCAACCTCTTGAGCAATTACACCTATTTGCGTGGGTTCAGATGCGTTTTCTTCTTTGAAACTGTATTTGCGAACCGTTAATGCCTTAATGTCATCCCACTGGGAGGCTGCATCAACTATATTTTCTTTTATCTTTAAATCTGAAATTCCAGTATAGGAATTGTTGCTGTTCAAAAGATCGCCATTGGAGAGTATTTTGCATCTGTCGGTGCCGCCGCCAGCAAATGCCGCAAAATATCTGGTGCCATCGTTGGGATCATTTGCAAGCGTCAGGGCTATTCCATATTCATTTGCTGCT